CTATTACGCCCCCTTTTTCTTATGGAAAGAGAATAAAATATGGCAATCAAACTGTTCGGTTTTAAAATCGGTAAGGATGAACCTGCAAGTGAACAGGTAAGATCATTCGTACCACCAAATGATGATGATAATGCAGTCAACATTGTTGGTGGTGGAGTATATGGAACTTACGTTGATCTTGAAGGCACAGTCAAGAACGACTCAGAACTAATCCGCAAGTATCGTGAAATGTCGCTTCAAGCAGAATGTGACACAGCGATTGATGATATTGTAAACGAAGCAATCGTCTATCAACCTGATGAGTATCCAGTACAAATTGTATTGGACAAATTAGAGCAACCAGAATCAATCAAAAATAAAATTCGCGATGAGTTTAAGCACATTCTTAAACTTCTTGATTTTGGTAATCAAGGATATGATATATTTCGTAGATGGTACGTTGATGGACGTTTATACTATCACCTAATCATTGATGAAAAACAACCTCGCGCTGGATTGAAAGAGGTTCGTTACATTGACCCTCGCAAAATTCGCAAAGTACGCGAGACACAAAAAACAAGAGCAGTAGCAGGTCAAACAGAATTATATGTTAGACCTATTGAATACTTTGTGTTTTCAGAAAAAGGATTTGCTAAAGATGCAAATCAAGGTTTAAAAATTGCACCAGACTCTATCTGCTATGTTCATTCGGGCATTTCAGATAAAGATGGTAAAGTAATTATTTCACATCTAAACAAAGCAATTCGCCCACTTAATCAGTTGCGTATGCTTGAAGATGCAACAGTTATCTATCGTATCTCTCGCGCACCCGAACGTAGAATCTTTTATATCGATGTAGGTAACTTACCAAAGATTAAAGCAGAACAATATCTCCGTGATATTATGCAGAAGTACAAGAACAAACTTGTATACGATGCAACCACAGGAGAGATTCGTGATGACAGACGTTTTCAAACAATGCTTGAAGATTTTTGGTTGCCGCGCCGCGAAGGTGGTAGAGGTACAGAAATTACTACGCTTCAAGGCGGTCAGAATTTAGGTGAGATTGAAGACGTTTTATATTTTCAAAAGAAACTCTACAAGTCACTTGGCGTTCCAATTTCACGTTTAGAATCTGATAACGGATTCTCTCTCGGTCGCGCATCCGAGATTACACGCGATGAATTAAAATTCTCAAAATTTATTGCAAGACTACGCAATAGATTTACACATCTATTTGACCGTATGCTTGAAACTCAATTAGTTCTCAAGGGCATTTGTACTAAGGCAGAATGGGATCAAATTAAAGAAGAAATTTATTTCGACTTTATTACCGATGCACATTTTGCTGAACTAAAAGATGCTGAAATTCTCAAAGAACGTCTAACACTTCTTTCAGATATTGATCAACATGTTGGTAAATACTTCTCCGTTGCTTATGTTCGTACTAAAATTCTACACCAGACTGAAGACGATATTAAAAAGATGGACGAAGAAATGGCAGAAGAAGAAGCAACTATGCCAGAAGAAGAATCAGCACCCCCTCCAATGCCTGTAATGCCTCCCGCACCACCCGCACCACCACCGCAACAAGTTGTAGTAAAGGTAAAGAAAGAGGAGGTAGAGCCTCATATTATTGATGATACGGATCAAAAAGAGTTAGCCAAATCAATGACTAAGTTTTTTGATACACTAGTTGAACAAGAGGCAAGAGGTGACAAAGAAAACGAATGATAGCATAATCAACGATGCACTTTCAGTCGCTACCTCAATAGCGTACACTAAGAAAGAGATTGCAAAACTAAAAGAAGAGTTGCAATCACAAGTCGTTGAACAAGGTCCTACTGGTCCAGTAGGTCCGCGCGGTGCTATTGGCGCAAAAGGTGAACAAGGCGCACAAGGTCTTAAAGGCGACAAAGGCGATGTGGGTCCTCGCGGTCCAGTTGGTGATACTGGCGCACAAGGACCAAAAGGCGATGTAGGCGAAGTTGGTCCACAAGGCGAACAAGGCGAACAAGGTCCAGTTGGTCCAATTGGACCACAAGGCGAACAAGGCGAACGTGGTCTGCAAGGAGAGCAAGGACCAAAGGGCGACAAAGGTGATAAGGGAGACAAAGGTGAATCTGGTAAGAACGGATTGGACGGACGAGATGGATCGCAAGGCGCAATGGGTCCCGCTGGATCAACCGGTCAACAGGGAATTCAAGGCGAACGAGGACCTAAAGGTGAGCCAGGAAGAGTTGGACCACAAGGCGTTCAGGGAGAACGAGGTCCTCAAGGCGAATCCGGACCACAAGGTGTTCAAGGACTACCTGGTAAGGATGGTAGAGACGGAGACATAAAGCCTCTTGAACAACAGTTCACGAAGTACACAAAAACTCTCAACGATAACTTTGCAGAATATAGAACAAAGTTAAACGCACTCATTAGTAAATCGCTTGCAAGCGATGCATGGAAAGCAACTGGTTCTGGTGAAGTAAATCTACGCTATCTTGATGACGTAGATCGTAATAGTATTCAAGATGGTTATGTATTATCATACAATGCCGCAACAAAGAAATTTACATTTGTAGAACAAACGGGCGGCACTGGCGGTAGTGCAAACCTTATTGGTTATGCAGTTAACACTACAACTGATCTAATTTGGACTACTGCAAACTCAGCATGGGCAACCGCAAATTCTGCGCTCAATCAACAAAGTGGTGATCTTGATCAATTTGCAAGAGATAGAGCAAATGGTGCATATGGTCAAGCCAATTCATCATTCAATCAAGCCAATCTAGCAATTGATATTGCAGAAGCGGCCTGGGATTACGCAAACACACTTAGTGGTAATGTTGCAACTCTACAGCAAGTAACCACAGCAGGAAATACTACAACCCGTGGAATGACAACCACGACACTTGAATTTAATCTCACATCAGCCAATACAGTAACTACAGGTCAAATGGCATGGAACGCAGCCGATTTGACAGTTGATATTGGTATGGCGAATGGAGTCACACTACAAGTCGGTCAAGAACAATACATTAAAGTTAAAGCAAGTGAAGCAATCTCTGATGGCGAAGCGGTTATGTTTGCTGGTGTTGATGGTGAACATATTCTTGCCGCGCGTAACAACATGTCATCGCCTGGATACATTGCAGAATATTTTATCGGTGTTGCTACTCAGAATTTTGCACTTAATGAATTTGGATATGTTACAGTATTTGGTAAAGTAAATAAACTAAACACTCTAGCATATACTGTTGGCGACCTTCTTTATGCTGACCCCGCAGTCATTGGTGGCTTAACTAAAGTTGAACCTCAGGCTCCAAATCTGCACATTATTGTTGCCGCAGTTACAAAACGTGCTGGTGGTGATGGACACATTTTAGTTCGTCCATCGTTTCGTCCTAAACTATCTAATTTGTCCGATGTTCAAATAACTAACATCGCAAATAACAATTTAATTAAGTATAACTCAGCAAACTCACGATTTGAGAATGTATCTGCATCATCGGTTATTGAACCTGCATATGCACAAGCAAACACAGCAACAACGCTAGCCCAGTCTGCTTACAATTATGCGAACACAATTGTTGTTCCAAATCTTTCTGGATACGCAGTTAACACAACCACAGATTTAATTTGGTCTACTTCAAATTCAGCATGGCAAAGTGCAAATTCTGCACAATCGTTAGCGCAAGCCGCATACAATTATGCAAACACAATTGTATCAGATACACAAATTGACCCTCTTGCGCGTAGTACAGCAAATGGTGCTTTCGATAAAGCAAACAATGCATACGATGTAGGCAACTCAGCGTGGGCAACTGCTAATGCCGCTTATAATGCCGCAAACAATGTTGTACTGTACAATCAAAATTTAAATACATCAAACTCAGTTTCTTTTGCAGGGCTAACTGTTACAGGTAACACTACAGTTCAGGACGTTATACCTTCAGCAAATATTACATACGATCTTGGTTCGTCAACTGCAAGATTTAGAGATTTATATTTAAGCGGAAACACAATATATCTTGGGGCAGTAACTTTAACTGCCGATAAAATTACAACAACTGCGGCAGTTGCCAACGCCGCATATGCACAAGCAAACTCTGCAACTACTAATGCCGCTACTGCAAACACTTTAGCAGGTTCAGCATTTGCAAAGGCTAACAATTCTTATGACGTAGCCAATGCGGCTTACAATAAAGCAAATACAGGCACCAGTCAACTAGTTAACGGTGATAGTACAGTTAGCCTTAGTGCAAATGGCAACTTAACATTAGCAGGACCAATTAGTGGATTAGGAAATGCTAAACTAGATTTTACTACTTACGGAGCCAACGCCGCATATCTAACAACCACTAGTGATGATACTACTGCATTGTATATGGGGTTGGTGTCTGCTGAATTATACGCTCATACAAATGTTCAAATTAGAGCCAATACTGGAGGAGTATCACAAAACTGGACATTTAATGAAGATGGTACATTAACATTCCCAGATAGCACAGTACAAACAACAGCCGCAACAAATGACGTAGCGAATGCGGCTTATGCACAAGCCAATACAGTATCATTTATACCACTCACAACAATTGAATATGGTGGTAATTTAAAGTCAACTACATCAGGTGTATCGCTTGTTGATCGTAGAGTTTATAAAAATAGACCTATTTTAGACTTTGAAAATCAATTAGTGTCTACCGAAGAAACAAAAACTTTTAATGATGAGATTGGTACAGAAATTGCAGTCAATCGTCATTTTATTTGCAATAATATAAGCGAAGCAATATTTACACTACCTCAAGCAAACACAGTCAATGCGGGGTTCAACTTAACATTTGATATTGTAAATAACGGCAATCTTATTTTTGAAGTAGCGAATACGACAACAGACGCAATTCGTTTTGGTCCGAATAGAGTAAACGAAGTTCATTTTATAGACCTTGCATCTTTGCCGTCAGAAACATTAGGCGACAAACAATTTACTGATGCATATACTCAAATTACCATTAACAACTCTACTCTAACATTTAGTGGACAACAAAACATCTATACATTAAAGTTTATACGCATAAATTCTACTGATTATATGTTGGCAAGATAACCAAAAATACCGAATTTTATAAATACTAACAAAGGGGAGTTATTATGAGCGAACACATTCAAGCGGCAATAGATGCCGCATTAAACGCGAAACCTACAGATTTTAAAGACAGCATTTACAATGCAATTCAGCAAAAAGTAGATGACGTAATGTTCTTGAAAAAAATGCAGGTTGCTAACCAGATTTTCAATAACCAAGAAGAATCATCAACAAACGATTCGGAATTAAGTCCAGAAGAGGAAAATATAGATGAAGACCTTTAAAAGTTTTCTTTTTAGTCTAGACGAAGTTAAGACCGTTGGTCTTAAAAATAAACTCGCTAAGACTACTTACATGGCACAAATGAAGGACCCTGGAGACCTTGAGGGCGTTGGTCCTGAAGAAGTTGGTCCAGCAGGTGTTAAATCTGGTAGCGGTAAAAGACCTGCGGACAGACTTGACAACAAGCAAGCATTTGGCGAAGAGGCATATGCAACTATCAAAGCAAAAGTGACAGAAGAAAAAGATCAAGACGCTTTGATTGCATTGTACGATTCACTCACAGAAGAAAATCAAAAAATCTTTTTAGAAAATTTTGAAAAAGATTCAGACAAAATTCTTCAGTTTGCTCTCTCATTAATCGAGGAGTAATTAAATGGCTGATACAGTAACCTCACAAAAATTAAAAGACCATGCAACAGCATGGGCGTACAAGTTTACAAATGAATCTGATGGTACAGGCGAGACTAATGTTCTCAAGGTTGATGTATCAGGTTTAACTGCCGCGGCAAATAGCGCATTAACTAATCAGAGAGTAAACATCAATAAAATTACTTGGTCTATTGCAGGCGCAAACACCAAAGTAAAACTTATGTGGTCTGGCGATGCACCAAACACAATCGTCTATCTATCAGGCACAGGTACAATGGACCTTGCAACAAACTTAACTGCACCAATTACGAATAATATTGCAAACACAATCGGCGATATTTACTTGTCAACATTTGGACATGTTGCAGGTGCTGGTTATACAGTCATTGTCGAAGGCAAGAAAACCGCAGGCTTCACAAGTCGCGAGACAACAGACGATGGAGAGTCCCCATGAGATTAATTTCAGAAATTAACGAAGAAGTTAAATTCATTACCGAGGCTACAGAAGCCGGTAAGAAAGAACTTTTTATTGAAGGTATCTTCATGATGGCTGAAGAGCCAAATCGTAACAAACGAATCTATCCAATGGAAATTTTGAAGCGCGAAGCAAATCGTTACATTAACGAGTATGTAAATAAAAGTCGTGCATATGGTGAACTAGGACATCCAGAAGGTCCTACAATCAATTTAGAGCGTGTCTCACACATGATTAAAGAATTGCGCCAAGATGGTAATAATTTTATTGGCAAAGCAAAGATCATGGACACACCATATGGTAACATCGTAAAAAATCTAGTTGGTGAAGGTGCATCACTTGGTGTATCTACAAGAGGACTTGGTTCTCTCACACAAACTAAAGAGGGTTACAATGTTGTGCAAGACGATTTTTATCTTGCAACAGCCGCAGATATTGTAGCGGACCCATCAGCACCGAACGCATTTGTACATGGTATCATGGAAAACAAAGAATGGGTATTTGTAAACGGTCGTTGGACAGAACAACATATTGAAGAATCAAAAACAGCAATTAAGAAGGCTAGTTCGAAAGATTTAGATAAAATCAAAATCAAAATTTTCGAAAACTTCATCAATAAACTGTAAAAATATTATAAATAGATACTAGAAACCTCAAATACTCAAAAGGAGAGAGCATCATGACAGAACAAGTAAAAGACAAGGTCGAAGACCTTGAAAAGAAAAACTTAGAAGAAGGTGAGATGCCTGCCGCTCTGAAAGCCTATATCGATAAAAAAGGTAAAAAAGGCGAAAAAGAGAAAGAAGATGACGCCGAGGACGATGATGGCGAAGACAAGAAGGAAGTAAAAGAGAAAAAACACGCGAAAATGAAAGAAGACATTGACGCTATTTTCTCTGGTGAAGAACTTTCTGAAGAATTCAAAACCAACGCCAAAGCAATCTTTGAAGCAGCCGTAACATCCCGTGTTTCAGAAATTGAAACAGACCTTCAAGAGCAATTTGATACCAAACTTAACGAACAGGTAAGCGAAATTGTTTCAGGTATTGTTGACAAAGTTGACGAATATTTGGAATATGTCGTTGCTGAGTGGACAGAAGAACACAAAGTTGGTATCGAGAAAAATCTAAAAGCAGAAGTTGCTGAAGACTTTATGGTAGGTCTAAAGAACCTATTCGTTGAAAACTACATTGACATTCCAGAAGACAAAGTAGACTTGGTAGACGAAATGGCAAAGAAACTGCAAGACGCAGAGACCGATTTAGATAAAAAAATCACAGAAAATGCTGATTTAGTTGCAGAATTGAATGATTATAAGAAAGAACAGGCTGTTCACACAGTAACAGAAGGTTTGTCTGAAATTCAAATTGCAAAACTAAAATCACTTGCAGAAAATATTGAATTCATTTCTGAACAAGATTACAAAAACAAACTTACTCTTACAAAGAAAAAGTACTTTGAATCTAAAGAAACTGAAAAAACCGCTGTTTCTGAGTCAAAGAAAGATTTAGATTCTGCTGATTCTGAATTGGAAGAATCGTTTACCCCTATCATGGAACACTATGTGAAGAATATTTCCAAGATAGTGAAAAGATAAGAAATTATAAATAACATCAGAGTTTATCAAATACTCAAAGGAGAAAAATATGTCAGACGCATTACTAAAAAAATGGGCACCCGTTCTTGATCATTCGGAACTTCCAGCGATCAAAGATTCCCACAGACGCGCAGTTGTAGCACAACTTCTTGAGAACCAAGAATTAGATGGTCGCTCGAATTCTTCAGCCGGCTATCGTAATCCTACGAGCCTTCTTAACGAAGATGCACCAACTAACGCAATGGGTGGTTCATCTTCAACCGCAGGCGATGGTAACATCGACCTTTACGATCCAGTACTTATCAGCCTAGTACGCCGTGCGGCACCTAATCTTATCGCTTACGATATTTGCGGTGTTCAGCCAATGACAGGACCAACTGGTCTTATCTTTGCTATGCGCTCACGTTACTCAGGTCAGAACGGTACTGAAGCATTGTTCAACGAAGCAAACACTGGCTTCTCTGGCGACGTAGGCGATCAAACCGGCGCAACAGCCGCACTTGCAAACGCAACCAACTACACAGTTCAGACTGGTATGACTACAGCGGTCGCTGAAGGTCTTGGTGGTGGCGGCGCAAACGCGGACTTCAACGAAATGGCATTCAGCATCGAAAAGATTGCTGTTACTGCTAAGAGCCGTGCTTTGAAAGCAGAATACACAATGGAACTTGCACAAGACTTGAAAGCAGTTCATGGTCTTGATGCAGAACAAGAACTTGCTAACATTCTTTCAACAGAAATTCTTGCAGAAATTAACCGCGAAGTAGTTCGTCAAGTTAACATCTCTGCAACAGTAGGCGCACAAGAAAACGTGGCTGCCGCTGGTACTTTCGACCTTGACGTTGACGCTAACG